ACCAGTTGCTATTTGGCTTACGACCTGAGCTTGAGTGGGACTTCCACCCTCTACTTCGCCGCCTTGTGCGGTTTGAGATATCGCTTGTGTTTGCCCTGCCGCACCCGCTTCAACTTCGCCACCAGTACCAGTTTGCGAGACAGTAACGGTTACACCCGCGCTTCCACCTTCAACCTCTCCACCAACAGCAACTTGAGATTCAAGTGCAGACTGAACCGCAGAACCGCCCGCTACTTCACCACCAGTTGCTATTTGGCTTACGACCTGAGCTTGAGTGGGACTTCCACCCTCTACTTCGCCGCCTTGTGCGGTTTGAGATATCGCTTGTGTTTGCCCTGCCGCACCCGCTTCAACTTCGCCACCAGTAGCAACGAGAGAGACAATTTGAAGGGTAACACCAGCACCGGATATAGCATCAGCAGAAAGAGGGTAGAATCCTAACACGATTTACCTAATTAACTTGAGGGGGTGCCATGACTAGCCTGAAGAACAGGCGTAATTGAAAGTTGGTCCCCGTTATTTGCAGGAGTCATGGGAGCATTAAAAAGCTGTGACCACACGACAACCGGCGTTGAAGCCTGATCGGTTATGTAGTATCCGTAGATCGTGCCATTCGTGGTTAAAGTCCCGGTAAAGGTCCAGGTTTGTTTTGCATAGGCAGCTTGATAGATACTGCCGACGCTAGAGACCGTCCATGACCCGTTTGTGAGAGTGATTGCAGAATAGCCGCCGCCGCTGCACTCAGTATAAGTACTGGCCACGTCCGTATCAGCCGGGGTTACATTGGTACAGTAAAGATGAAGAACGAAGTTTTTCCCACCTGAAGGCCAGGTATTGTTTAACCAGGCCGTAAGCTCATCAGCCGCGCCATTATCGTTGAAGATAAGTGAAGTAGCCGCGAAAGAAGACGCTGAGAAAGACAGCATAACCACTACGAGCAGGATATTAAGAAATCTTTTCATGAAATTATTTCTCCTTTTTCTGGATTTTTGTACCCTTTATCCCCATTGCGTTTAAATGCTTGCCAATGGAAGAGGCGTTTACAAGCTTGTTGAAGGCGTCTTTGGTAACACCACTATATTCGTAGGTGCCACCATGTTTGAAAGTTACTTGCAGAGTATCGCCTTCATGACCTACCGAAGCCACATTTGAACTATTAACCGCTACATGTTCCATGATTCCCTCCTGAAATTAAATTATTTCCTTTTTAGCATAGAACCGGATAAACGACAAGTTAAAAGCCGCCTAACCCCCATTTCTCCGCTTCCTTCAGATTCTTGTTGCATTTAGCAAACACTTGATCGTCATAGTCGAGTCGTGGACAATCAATTTGACTTGCAATGTCGAGTGCCATTTCCTGAGATTCTTCTTTTGTTTTTCCCCACCCGCAGGCCGCGCCTACCATAGTACCGCCGTCCATAGGTAAGCCCCATATCTGACCTGTCTTATCCTTCCAGGCATTACGAAGGGCAACATACTTTGAAATCTTATCCGGGAATGATACAGGAACGTGGTTATCTGTGAGTACATCCGAGTGAAGAATCACTTCGGATACATATTCAGCATACCATTCTGGCTTAATTCTTTCTCCGCGAGAAACCGCCTCCATGACATAACTGAAATTTTTACAGTTGCGGATGTTCACTTCGCTTGAAGGAGTGCCACCACGACCACAATAATCTATCGGGAAAGCTACCAGATTTTCACCTACACGGCTTTCCATAGAAGAAAGGCCACTAGCACCACACTTTTTAAGGAAAGTTATAAGTTTTTGATCTACAATCCGCACAGGTTCAGGCATCTTACTGAAAGCACGGACTTGCCCGGAGTACCCACGCCCCTTTACTTCCCAACCATAAACACCTGAGTCAAGAGGCTCCCCATTGCAAAGAATCTGATCACTTCCAGGCTCAATGCCTTTTTGCGCCTTCTCTATCATGAAATCCATTTCAGGGGCATAACTGGCAAGCTTGAAACCGATTTTATAAAGGTGCGGCATTGCCTTATTGACAGTAGTGAATTTGAAAGTTTCCGTTACAGCCCTGAATGCGCTTATTTTAATGTAATCCTCTTCCTTTTTCTGTTCTTTCAATTCAAGATGTTTCAAAAGATTCATCCAACCAGTTACCATTTCATAAGGAAGCACAGGAAGTCCGTACTTCTTGAGAATCTTCTTCATAAATTCACGGTCATACTCCATTATATCAGCGGTCCCGGTACTTACTACTTTAAAGCCCTGATCCCGCAAGTCCTGAGCATCGGAACCATCCCCTGCATCAGGAAAGACTATAAAACCGCCGCTTTCCTTCACTTCTGCCTTGTGTTCTGCAAACTCTTCCACACGGGTAATATCGCTCATACGAGTGCCGACAATAGCCTTTTTGTAATCAGGAAACCCGGACTTCCAAGGGCAATAGTAGAGCACTTCTTTAAAATCCGGTCTCATCCGTTCAGCCATATGATGAAAAAGGCCATGATCGTAAAACATGATTGTCATTTTGGAAAGATCGGGAAGGCTCATTTAGTCCTCATCAAGCATTTTTTGTTTACGCGAAACACGGATACTCTTTTTCAGATCATCAGAACGAAGCTCGTTTATCCCTTCCGCTTTAAGAGTTTTGAATAATTCCGGTTTCGCCTTCTCCAGATACTTGAGAGCCGCTTCCCGGTCATACCATTTTCCGTTAGGACCGATAAATCCTCTTTCGTTGTTTGTGGCTTTGAGTCCGAGATTTTTTGACTTGATGATAGAGTCATGATCCTTTCCCCCTGTGTAAGTTTTCCCATTCTTACGAACAGCCGGGACAAGGGTTAAAGATCCGCTATGCCCTTTTTCATTTTCTTTCCCATGCTCTTTTTTGTCATTGCTTTGGACGCTAGCTTTGTTCCCTTGTCGGCTTCCGAAAAGTCTTTCCCGACTGACTGAGGAACCCCCACTCTCTTTGCCGCCGCTTTGTTGTGCGCTACCATTTCCATGAACCTGTGTTGCTTCTCGCTTACTGAGGGCATTGTGATTTTCCTTTCGTACCATACCGCTTTGGGCATAGCCTGTATTGATTCCTGAATTATTAACCGGCGTCATATTACCGGCAAGTTGCTTTAACCGTGTTGTTTCTTCATCATAATATTGCTTACCGATAGCATGTGCCTGCTCATCAGATAGAGTCTGACCGGGGGAAAGCTCACGACCTTTAGCCATGATCGCGTCAACACCGGTTATATATTCTCCCGGTTCAGTAGGAGTTAAAGCAACATCCCCTTGACCGGGAATGACTTTACCGGGGATTTGACCGCTATCTTCAAGGCCGGGAGTCGGTTGTGACTGAGTAGCTTCTTCACCACCCACCGCCGCCGCTTTGGGAGCTATACTGTAAAGCTCATTTACCACCCTTGCCATTGCGCGGCCTGAAGGATTGTACTTTGAAGCCGCCATAGCAAGATTCTTACCTAATTTGGTTGTGGTAAGAAATTTAGTTATACTAGCCACACCAGCAGCAACGCCAGCAGTACGAAGTGCCCCGGTCATTCCAGCCACTTGATAAGCAGTACCTTCCATACCAAGACCGAGCGCAGCCGGACCCCACCGGTTAGCCGTAGGCGGATTTTCAAGGTATTGACCGGCACGGCGAACAGCCTGCATGATATTTGCTAGACCTGTCATTTCGTTTATCTCAGCGCCGGTAAACTGCTTTGTATACTTGTTTTTCGCTACCTGTTTACCAAGTTCAGTAGCGAATTTTTGAGGACTGAAAAAGGTTTGATCCCCTACTTCTTTTGTCACTTTATCGTAAGTCCGTTGCAGTATGTCATGTTTGACCACAAAGTTTTTATAGGCATCATTCGCAGCCTTGAATTTACTTGATATTTCTGGCTTACCTATGGAAGTAGCCCATTTGTCTATATCGTTTGAGACAGCACCAAAAAGTTGCTTCATTTGGGAATAAGCCGTATTATCAATTTCCCCGCGCTGTTTTGCCAACCGAGCTTGACCTATCTTTTCACCAAGACCTTGTCGGAGGGTCCATAGATCATCAAAAGTTAAGGTTTTGGGAATACCTTGAGTTGTTACACCCCCCAAATTTACAGTTGGAGCAGTACCTTTAATAATATCATTCACAAGACCTTCAGTTTTGGTGTCTTGAAATTTCTTAAAAATATCAGGATACCGAGAAAGTAGGTCCTGTGCTACTGTGCGCGTCTCTGTAGGATTAATAGCTTGATTTGGCACTTGAGAAACTAAGCCTTTTACCCCTTCATACAAGTTACTTACAAAAGACCTGTTACCCTGTTCGATATCCGGCGCGGTAGGATCGGCAATATATCTACCGAGAAAATCTTTAGCCGCATCATGAGCAGCCTGTTGTTGTTGCTCTCTAAAGCCTTTATTACCCAAAAAGCCCGGTGCTCGTTCCAACATTATATCTGTACGAGAAGGTGCAGCATTAACGGTTTCAGCAAGGGTAGTAGGAATATTGTATTTCTTGCCGAGCGCACCAATAACAGTTTCAGGGACTTGACCAGTAACAGCATTAATAGCTTTCCCTGCTAACGAAGCCACACCAGACCCGGCAGCACCAAAAAGAGCGCCTTTTGCAGCGCCAGTTACCGGCGTTTCAGGCTCCATTACCGCGCCGATACCCGCGCCGGCAGCAGCAGAAGTCAAAGCACGTTTTAAAACTCCACCTTCCACGCCACCAGGTACAGCCAATGTAGGTACGGTTTCCCCTATAAAATTACCTACCTTTGCAGCCGTACTAGATTCACGCAAAGGCGCAAAATCAGAAATAGCAGATTCACGTTCGGCCTTTGTCCGTTGTTCAAGTTCAGCAGCGCCATGAACATGTAAAGCCGCTCCAACATGCCCCGCCAGTTGTTCAGCACCCTTGCCGATGTTATACATTCCTGCGCCTATACCAATTACAGTGTTCTTGAGCGTATCAGGCCCAGGAGTGACGGCATTCTTTACCCTTTCCATGAAGGAAGGTTGAGCGGGAGCAACGGAAGCGGCAGTAGGAGTAGTATCCCATTTGATCTTATTAGGATCAATCGGCGGAGCACTAGTAGTAGGCGCAGTATCCCAACTTACCTGTGAAGGATCAATATTAAGGGGCATAATCTATAGTCCCATCCGAGTATTGAACAACTTTTTTGCCTTCATGCATACCTGTTCTAACAACAGTTTTAGCAGCACTTGCAGCCGGTGCAGCAGTAGGTGTGGTCGTATCAGCGGTTCCTTGTCTATATCTAGCAACTATTGATTGTGGTACTGATTTGAGTGCCGATGTTCTTTGTTTCATTAAATTCTGGAAATTAGTTAATACTTTTTTGAATGTTTCAGGGTTATTTGAAGCATTCAATAAGGCTTGTCCTTCTTTCCTTCCAGCATCAGTTAATCCTGATATACCGAAATTACCAGAAACTACTTTGGAATAGTCAAGGAGCGTTTCATACAGTGTTCCATAAAGTTGTTGAGCGTTAGGATCTCCGAGCCAATCTTTTTGTGCGGCATATTCAAAATCAGCTATCTTTTTAAACTTAGAAAGATTCATGTTTTGCCGTTGTTGTAGAAGAGTCGGGATATAATTATTGACTGTTTGTTCATAACCTTCAGTCATGGTAAGTATTTTATTGGCCTGGTTGATTGAAGTCTGATCTGATTTATTCTTGAGTGCATTAACCGCGAGATGAACATTATCTATCCCTTGAGCTTTTGCTAATTCAGCCATGCGATTCCCGATCTGATTTCTTACCGCTTGGCCTGTAGCACCAAAGCCGCCAACACCAGTTGGGATATGACCTTGATCTAAACCTTGTTGCGCATACATTTCTATAGCTTCGGGGGTTATTGATCCACCTCCTATATCTAATGATGTGCCTTTAGGAATAGTAAAGCCATGTTTTTTGGCAAATTCCAAATCTTCCTTCAGTTGCGCAGCCTTAGCCTGTTCTTGTTCCCCTTTAGCCTGTTCTTGGCCTGCTTGAGCTTGTCGTAATCCTATTTCCGCGCCTTGTGCCTGTGCAGCCAAAGCCGCCTGTTGATCATATATCCTACGATTCAGATAATCCGTTCTCTGTTGCGGTTTCATAAGCCCTTTTGTAAAAGCTTCAGATTCCTTCATAGTTGACTGTACACCGCCCGGAGTACCAACCCATATTGTCGGGTCGGGTCTCTCCCATGTTTTGGTTGCTGTGTTATAGGAATATCCCGGCTTCCCGAAATTCGGATCGGCAGCAAGACCTGAGTTTTTGAATTGTTCATCAGAAAGAGTATTTACACTCCCTTGAGTCTTAGCCATGAGAGGATCTTTAGCAGTTCCGATATCGGCAATCCCTATCCGATTCTTGCCTACTTGAGCATAACCGGTGCCTTGTACTTCAGGAGTCGCAACCGTTGTTAAAGGGTCCGTATGCGGAGCAGCACCAGGAATAAATAATTGGTAGTTTGTCGCGCCTTGATTTGTAACCACAGGTGCAGCCGAAGCCACCGGAGCAGCCCCTTGTGCATTCACCGGCCAGGAAGTTACTCTTTTAAGGGGATCATCCACCGCGCCGCTTTCAGCAAAGCCAGTTTGATTTGCAATATTCTGAGTTTCATTAATACGTCTTTGCGCTATACCGGCAGTATTGCTAAGATATCCCGTTCCCATTTGTGACGGTTGAACCGGAGGCGTGTAGGGTACACTTACAGAGGGAACCTGTATAGGTTGAGGTAAACTGGTTAAACCTGTACCTATAGGAGAACCTATTGTGCCAGTAGGAGTGGATACTGTTCTATTGACAAAGGATTGCACAGGTTGAACAACATTTCTTTTCAGCCAGTCACCCGCAGTACCCATAATTCCGCCACTTTCTTGATACCCTTCAGGCAAATCTGCAATTCCAGGCCCTGACATCACCGGAGCAGAAGGTACAGGGGCGTTTTTATTCACCGCTTTCAACAGCATTCCGGGACGCCGTTTGTGGGAATAAAGATCGGTCAACGGGTCAAGAGCTTGCATAATTGGCTCCTAAGAATTTGAAGTCTGTATAGAAACGCCTTGTACCGACAACACTTTGATAAGTTCGGCATAGGTGCTGGCAACTTGAGTAAGTTGATCCTGTTGCAGTTTATTGTTTTCAAGAAGTTGTTGCATTGCAATTCGTGATAATTCAACAAACTGTTGGACATTAGCCTTGAAAACTTCAATGGCTTGCTCATTCGCCTTTATCTGAAGATCGGCAATGTATTTTTGAACATCGGCAAGAAGAAACTGTAATTTGTTCTGTACTTCAAATTCTGTGACTGTTACTTGAGAAGCTAAACGAATTTGATCCCTAACCTCACCTATCCATGCTCTCATTTCGTCTCTATCAGCTTTTTGCACTTCAAGGTCTGTCATTTGAATACGCAAGAACGATTCAAATATCTGGAAATTGGTTAAAGCATCAGTTTTATACTCTTCAAGGCTAGTCTGTTGTATCCTGTTAAGAGCATTGGCCGTTTCTGTGAAGATTTGCGCTTTCGTTGCATTATCAGATATGCCAGCATTAATAGCAGCCTTGAGAGTGTCATTAGCAAAATTAGCCATTACCTCTACTATTTTCCGTGACATGTCATCAAGCCCATACTGATAACTTGCAGTAATTTGAGCTTGCATGGCCTTTGTCATGGAATTGGCATATCTCATGCCTTTTGCACCTGTACGCGCTCCAGTAAGATCGAGAGCATCATTATAAGTCTGAAGGTTGCGCTCATAACCGGTATCAAAAACAGCAGCCTGAATAGTCGGAGAGATATTCTGACCGCCGCTGTTAAGTAAATTTGTAAGTTGTGTTTCAATCTCTGTAAAAAGTCCTAAAGTCAATGCTTCCACTTGATCTACAAAAGCCTGTGCCGTGCCAGTATCCATAGTCGGCTTTTGGTAAGTAATAGCAGATAGAATACTTGCAGTTAAAGCCTGATAAGGATTTTTATTAGGGTCTGTGGCACTAATGGCCGTATTATCAAGATCCCCGAAATCCGCAGGAGTAACCGCTATTTGATCGTTATGAAAGTTACTTATATTTGGTAAAGATACCAAATTCGGAGTGAAGTAAGAAGCCCTATACTCTGCTAATTCTTGTATTGTATCGGCAATATCACCCTGAAAACCGGTAATAAGAGTATTTATCTGATTGATTTGATCCTGTGTGCTCATCTTTTCCTTCCGCTATCGACAAAGTTTTGTTCAAACTTCGCCAGATCGAAATCAGCACCTTCTGCATTGGAAATTTTGAATTGAATATACACGCCTTTTGCTCCACGCGCCATAGAAATATATACCGGCTTTATACCATTTCCCGGATTAATTGCATTGTATGGATCACACCACTCTTGAGGATTATCTTCTTTATCATCAATTTTAGTCGCTACTTCAATCTCTCCGCCCCTCATATGAGCATACATGGAAGGAATATATTTGATATCACTCGTTCCTAAATTACAAGGGCCGGTGACTATTTCGGCCTTTATCTGAGCGCCGTTGTCGTTATCGCCGGTCAAGAGTTGCAGCCCTTCCGCCGTAATCCCATAAAAGTTAGTGCCAGCCCGGAAAAGAGAAGTGAAAGGGAAATTCGTGTATTCTGAAAATCCGGCTGTTTTAGTGTTCATAACGAAGCTGTAAAATTCTTCCGTGAGAGCCGCCACGGGAGCCAGGACTTCGACAACACCAGCGCCAAGGGTAAGGTATACGTTTAACTGTTCAACGACCCCTGCTTGAGATTTGACCGCCACGCCACATATTTCAGTAATACCACCACCGACAGAAATAGCGGGTTTTGTCTCTTCTATAATCCCTCCACCCGTTTTTATCGCCGGTTGGTTATAATCGACAATGCCGGCACCGCATAAAGGATAAGGAGATATTGCCGATTCAACAATACCAGCACCTACATTGATTGTCGGTGTAACATAGTAAGTTGGCATTTATCCCTCTTGCCTTACAGGAAGCCCCACTTTTTCATAAAGGCCACCTTGAGCAACCGGCGAAGTACCATTCGGACCTGTACCTGTTCCCGGAGCAGTAAGCTCTATAATTCCGGCTTGAGTTTTAACAGGAAAATTAGCTTGAGCATGTTCTATGATTCCGCCCTGAGTTTTCATAGCAAATGGAGGGCCGGTGTGTTCATTAATCCCTCCACCCGTAATCGGTTCAGGTGAAGCAACGCCAAATTCAAAACCAAGGCTACCAAATTCCGCATTAGCCCATGCGATATCCGCAGCCGATATTGTAATCCCACCTGTAGGCGCAGGCGGAGTGATGAAGTCACTTGTTAGATTTGTCCATGTCCCGGTTAAACTGTCAATCTGCCTGTAAACAATACCGTCCGAAGTCGTAATAAGATAATACGTGTGACCATCTGATGAAAGAAGCTCTGAAAAACCATAGAATCTATCACCAGTTTCAGGGATGTTTATGCCTGTGTCGGTTATGACTATCCCACTTCCGACAGAACAGGTAACAACATAAACCTCACCATTCCGAGAGAAAGCGCAATGACCGTCATAAGTGATATTAGAAGATGGAGACCACGGATCCCCTTCACTTGTGATAATTGCATAAGAAACCGGAGCGCCATAAGCAGAACCACTTTGGTATTCCTGATACCAGATTGTGAAGGAATTACCGTCCGAAGCTATAACTGAGTAGAACTCGTAACTAATAATTATCGGCATAATTTACCCGTAGAATCCATGATAAGCTGTACCTAGAAATTCAGGCGAATCGCTTATAGCCGTCCAAGTTACACCGTAATCAGTAGATTGCAGGAAATTACTTTGGCCAGCACCGCGCCCGACCACAACACCTGTTGCAGCATCCACAACCATTTGCTGAATAACGAATGCCGGATAACTCACTATTGACCAGGTATTCCCATAATTCGTTGATTTAGCCATGACCGGGACACCGTTTATCGAACCTCCCATAAGGAAACAGTCATGTACACCACCATTATTTGTGGCTATAGGACTTCCCCAATACCAGTTTATACTTGCGGCAAGCACACCTTGGAAAACCGCGCATTGCCAGGGAAATTCCGCAGGCGGAGCAACAGAAGTCGGCGGAGGAACCCAAGGCGTGTTGTCAACAGTCAAAGGCGGAGGCGCATTTGAAGGTTTATAATCCACAGGCGTAATAATCTGGATGCCTATGAATTGGCTACCAACAGTTACTTTAACAATCGTTCCTGGAGTGCCAAACTGTTGTTGGACTACTCCCGCGACGAAAGCTAGAAGTTGTTCACCTGTTGTAACCCCGGCTGGTATGGCAATAGTATTATCAGCCATTCACAACTCCTAAGTCGAACTCACATATCCGATTCCAGTAACATTAACCACGTTGTTCGGGTAATTTATCGGATTTGTCGGAACCGTAACCGTATCCTCAACCCATATACGGGTTGCCGCATTGGTAGTGATTGCAGAGGGTTGAATAACCGGCGCGAAAGTACCTGGTGAACCGGATACATCCGGCGCGAATTGTAGGCTTCCGATAGTGTAAAGAGTGCATGACGCCGCTGTTGCATCCGTATAACTGAGATTTGAGATTGTCACGGTTGTTGTAGTGTTTGCCGTGACAACCCCTTGGTAATTACCGTTATGGACACATGCGCGTCCTATCAATGCCCCTGCTACAAGTCCGGTGAAGCCGGAACCCACGCCAGAGGCAAATGTGATTCCGGTTTGAGTAAGGCTGTACTGAGCTTGGCTGTTGTCTTGGCATTGGACAAAAAGAGTGTCGTAAGTGTTCATCGAGCCATCAGCGTTTGTCGCACGGGCAAGATAGAAACTTGACTGCGTATTCTTAACCGTTCCGGTTGTGCCGCCAAAACTCAAAGCTAAATCGCTTGTGGCCGTCATGTGAAGATTCTGGCTAGTCGTAGGCGCCGTGTTCATCGTAACGACATTGGTTGTCAGATTTACCGAGTAAGCCGTAGTAGGCTGTATCACGTAATTGCTGATGATACAGGTTGAGGCCGTTGCGTAAGTGTAGGAACTGTTCGAGATTGTTACCGTTGTCGCGGTATTTGATACCACAGTCCCTTGGAAAGTCCCATTTAGAATAACTCTTTGGCCTATTAGCCCGTTGACAGTCAGTCCGGAGAAACCGGAAAGCACCCCACTTGCCGCTGTTATGCCAGTGAATGTAGCAAAAGTTTCAACATAGACCGCTTGGAGTTGCGCACCTGAGAAGGAAGCCACCCCCGCAGGAAGATTAGAGCCGAGAGTGAAAGCAACTTGGCTACCCGTCCCGGCAAAAACCTGATTGACAAACATTTGTTCAGTAAGACCAGCATCCAGATAAAGATTCAGAGCCATTTTATTCTCCTTTCATATGTCGAACATGAAGAGTGGTGTTTCGTAATGTTGTAAAGCCTGAAGAGTTACCACAGGCACGGAATTTTCTATTTCAACAGATAAAATCCTTTGCTCTAACCGATATCCCCATACTGAGGTATAACCAAGTTGAACAGTATTAGGTTGACCGTCTAACCTTGTCAGTGTGAATGTGTAAACCTGGATACTTGATAAAGGATCTATATAAGACCCGAAATTCGTTGCTGAATATGTGTTCCCGGCGTTTATTAAAGCCATAATAGCCAAAACAGCCGTTGCAGCAGGCGTCGGAGTTGCTACCGTGCCACCCATTGTAAAAACAAGCTGATTGTCGATATAGAAAAGGTCTCCCGGCGTATAACCGGTTTTAGCATCATTTGTTGCCCTTGCGCCATCATTGGAGAACCTCACCCGGCATGACGCCCCTGAATAAGTGTCTGTGTTCCAAGTATTCTGCGTAAGAGGCGGTTTGACCGCAAGCAAGAGATTACTGCTATCGCCTATTCCCGGTTCCCATATCTGCATATCGCCAATATTCGCATCAAAACGGACCCCGGGAGCAGCAGCCGTAATAGTTAATCCTACTCCGTTGACGCCAGTCCAACTATAACCAGGGAAGCCAACAGGAGCACTATTGGTAAGCCAAAGTAATATAGCTTGACAAAAAACGTTCGCATCTGTACCCCCATTATAAAAGTTTTGAGAGAGAGAAATGCCGGTTACAATCGGATATTCGTTGCCTTGAGAATCAATTAGGACAAATCCTTGTTGAAACACGAAAGCCGTCATTATCGGCAGATAAGGGCTTGCAAACGTGCCTGTATCATTTATACAGCCGCAAGCCTCAACCCGGTTGTTTGTTATCCCACCGGCCAAGGGAATTGTTGCAACGAACCCCTGTAAAACCGTGTCGATAGAAGAAGGGTTGAGAGTAAAAGATTGAACAAGCGAATAGTCTGATTTCTTACGCTGATCTACTATAAGGCTCATTCCCGGAAAGATGTAAGTGTCAGCACCCGTAGGATCGTAATAGCTTGAAAATCCCATATTCCAATCTGTAGCCGTATTTATAGCCATCCTTACAACATAGTAATATTGCGATTTCTCCGAAGTGAAGATATCAAACATATTGTCAAGATAGAGAGACCCGGCAGTTGGAGTGCCTTTTGTCGTTGTCGGCGGGTTTGTACGGCTACCAACCGGAAGCGCCGGGATAGGTAAAGCCTCTACTGTGAGAGTATTTGACGATTCCGCTATAAGATAAAGTGTCCCTGAATAGGTTGAGGTATTATGATAATAAATCACCATGTTTGTTTGAGTATCAGAGACAATCAATCTCCTAAAAAATATACCCGGAAGATTGAAACTTGATCCGGCGAAAGGAGCCACTACAAGCATTGTAGACGCCGTTGCATCAGGTGTAAGCTCATAAAGAACTGTTTGTGACAGGCTTACAAGGCATATTTTAGCGTTAATGGCTGTATCGTTTATATTAATACCACCACCCGTTAGAAAATAAGTCATTAAGAACCATTGGTTTTCTGTGACTGTATTGTAATATTGTTTAAAACCCTCCCATACCAGAGCCTGTAAAGGAGATGTATAACTTAAAATCGGGTTATTGAAAGTAATCGTCTGTAAAGGTGTCGATTGTCCTGTCAAGTAACTTTGAATCTCGTTGTAGAGTGGTACTGCAATACCCAACGGCCACGGCGTAACACTGTTAGGCGATATCGGGTAAAAGGTAGGCAAAGAGGGCAGAAGACCACCCGCAATATTCCAATTTGAGGGAGTTGCAGCCGTGAATAAGGAATAGTATGTTTGTGAGGTATTATTAGAACTGAATAGCGCATAGTTGTATATCTGCATGATGATCTTGATATCATCCTGTTTGAAAAGCATGATTGCAGGGCCAACGACAACCGTTTTAGGAAAGGCGTTAAAAAGCTCATATTGGTGATAGAAGCTCTTAGCCTGACCTATATAATCGGTTGCGCCTTGCCCTGCCAATGTCAGTTTAGGGTTGCTCATTTCTGAATCCCGGTTGTTACAGCCTTGCTTTCCCCTTAATATCCAACTCAGGGAGGTTGATGTTAGCCGCGCCTGTGGCAAAGATCGGCTGCACCGATGCCGTCATTATACCATATTCGTTATAGGTCAGCACGATGCAGTTAGACGGCGGCGTCACGGTATAAGTGCCAGCAGTCGGGCCGGTGAACGACAACCCAAGGTTGATATAACCCATTCCGCTTGACGAGTGGATGAAAGAGTTAAACTGTAAATCCAATTCCCCATTGGTAAAGAGGGAAGCTATCTGAATATCTTCATCGGCAAAACAAGGGATTGCCAAGGAGAATAAGAATATAGCAAGGATTATTCGTTTCATTGCCACCTCTTAGTTTCCGCAACTTGAATATCCAAGTTGAATTATAGATGGATGCAACCCCATGCCAAATACCGCACCACTAGTATTTGGTAAGACAGGATAAGCCACCCATGACGCAGCAGTTGTGCTAGCCATCGGACGAACAATGCAGTTTGAATTTGTGCCATTGAACCGGAGGCTAAAATAAAGTAGTCTGTTAGAAGCACCACCCTGAATTGGATATAGTGCCTGGATTGTGGACAGCGTTAAGGTATGCTTATTATTGTCAGGAATAAGTTGCGTGAAATATGGATTAGGCGTTTCTGCCTGAGTCCTTGTGTAATTTGAATCTTGCGGTAACTGATTGGTGAAACTGATTATTGAACTTGCCGCATAACAAATATCTCCATTTGGGATACATACTCCATTACAAAGATATTTACTAACAGAACAAATAATATCACAATTAGCAATCGGATTGAGATACCAGAACACAATAAAAGCAATAGCTATAAGTAACTTTTTCATTATAAGCTCCTTTGATATTTGTTGTAAGGCACGCCCGGTTGTTGCATCGAACAGATATAATGAACCTCTCCATCCTGTTCACGGACAATAGCAGTACCTATTTGACCGGGAGGGAATGAAACTGTGTCCTGAGTCTCGTTGATAAAGAATCCGGCATTGCCACCTATGCAAACGCCTCTTGCCGAAGTCCATTGTTGAAAGTTGCCGGGCTTTTTCAAGATAGTGCGCTCACCTTTAACCGGATACTGAGTACCTATGACTACTCCATAAGGAGCAACACTTCTTTGAACTTCAAAGCCACCATCAACAACAGCATCTTTGCCTAAGAGAAAGAACGTCTCTAACGTAGTGCCAACGAAAAGGCCGTCATCGACACGCGCCAACATTGTGCCTTCACCGTCAAATTCAGCTACGATATTTTGCCGTGTATCCATGCTTTCCAACCATCCGGGAGTATCTAGAGAATCAGAACAAACCAGAGCGCAAGGCTTACCCAAGTAATTATCAACAAGCGCATAAAGGCGTCCATTGTAAAATTCCATGAGCTTCCCGGCTACCATCCGTTCTTTATAGGAAGGGATGTATGAGCCAAGTTGATTTTGAACAGTTGGAGAAGGGTAAAACGGCGGAGTATCTTGAAGATTCTCAATTACTCCAAATTGAATACCGTTGCTGTAAACCACAACATCGTTGCATTGAACGAATCGAACCTTCAGGCCTGGAATGAGATTGTATTTGACAACTGTTATAGTCCCGTACTGATCTATATGATTTAACAAAGGCCCGTTTGTGAAATATGCATCCGTTAAATTGTATTCGTATGGATCACTCCAGCCTGAGTCAAGACCGGAAGCGGCAAGAACAGTTTGTTGACCGACACGGAGTCTTTTAACAGTCCCAGGGTCAATGTTTGCCATATAAACAGCTTGATCATAGGCACCATTCATGAAGTGTTGACCCACTTCATAAGGATCATCCACATTGTTCATGGTATCAGGTGAAAATGTAGCTGTTTGATATTCTTTCGGCATTACCAACCTCTATGACCGAAACCATCATGCCACCAATGCCGCCCTTCATCCCATCCTTCAGGTCTACAAGTTATGTCATCAGGGGACATTACGGCTTTATCCCGTTGGATTTGCCTTATATCTTCTTCAAATTGGTTTTTCCACCTAGATTCTTTTATAGGATCATGAGTTTCACTGTCTTCTCTCTTGAAACCCTTAGAATATGCGTATTTAAGCGCACCATGAATAAGTGCAAGGTTATATTCTTTAATTTCAGGCTCATTTTCAGGCTCTTTAGCAGTCAAGTTTACTAAAGGAAGCCTAATAACTCCTATTTGAACTGTCCCACCCCAAAGGGGAACATGGTCAAAAGTCAGTGATTTATACTGGAAATCCGTCATAAACCGTTCTACACGTCCTATGCGGCCTATCCATCCACGTTCAAAACCCCATTCAGAGCGGCTATGATCATTCATTTTGGCGGTTGAAGTGCGGGTTAACTGGTAATTATGTAGATGTCTTTCGTTAAAAACTTGATTATCGAAATGAGGGAATAAAACAAACTCAACTCTTAGTACCTTGCTATTGAGTGGGATAGTTTGCGGGAGTTTTCCGGTTGCAGGATCAATAGCAAGGTTAAGAAAGCATATTTCGTTTGTTGTCGAGTCAGTAAGAAGTAGACAGCGTTCCGCAATTTCCCGTTGTGATTGATTGAGAGCACGGGCAATAGTCCGGTCACTCCAGAGAGGATTTTGTCTCTCTGTATCATCAAGGAAATCTTCGCGGATCTCTTCTGTCAATTCTTTAACTGTGCTCATTTTTTAAGTGCCTGTAATTCCGGGGAGTCCTTGACTTCTGTAAAAGCTGCATCACGTTCAGAGGCGCTTACATCAAATCCGCAAACGCCTGATAACCCTTTGCCGTCTCTTGAGTTTCCGACAATCGGTATTCCTTGCTGGGTGAAGTCTTCAGGTTTCCCGGCTAAGATGATATTCAGCATGGCTCGTTTGATAAGACCATATCGCTGTTCTGGCAGCATTTCGGGAGTAGAATCGGGTCTTGATTCCGGTAAAATTGCCGGAGCAGGGGTGTCGTCATCATAAACGCCTGCCTGGATCCTCTGAAGTTGTGCTTCTGTAATCGCCCCTTTCCCCAAGGCTTCCTTAACGAAAAGTTGAGGAATTTCACGGGGGAAAAGAAGCTCTCCTTTTTTGTTCTTCATCCCGGCAGGTCCAATTACCACCGTATGCCCACCATGAACCGTGGTGCAACGGATATAGGGTTGACCGGGAAGAGTACAAAACTTGTCTTTACTCATTTTTGTCATATCCGGTACTTCTGTTATGAGTCCTATCGGTCCATCAGCCATTTTACTATCCTCCTAGAATGATTTATGGTGCTTCCTAAAGCCGTCAAGCCAAGACTTAACGGCTTTTAGAATCACATAAAATGTTACGGTGCAATCGGATCGCTGAGGGTGTAATACTCATCAGAGAGGTTCGGCAAGAAGTATTCAATAATCAAATATCCTATGCCGGTTGTAGGCGTGCCGCTGCCCGGAGTCCATGTAAGACCGATTGTCTGCATGGCAAGAGTTGAAATCTGCTTGCCATTATCGGTAAGAGCCGTGTATCCGAGTGCTTGTCCATTGATACTAGTCTTATACTGGTTAGGAGTAGCGGAACTATCCTCGATAACGAAAGTATCCGAACTTGTGGAGTTGAAAACCTGTGTGATCATCAATCCGCCGCCGAGGATAACAGCTTGAGGCGGAATATCAGTCACGCCGAAGAAAGCACCGGAACCCGCAGCAATTACGTCAAGATAGTTAAACTCAACAACCTTGGTACGTTTGAATTGGATTCCACCATCACCTTTATTGAAACTCATTGTTTATACCTCCGTGAAAGTTATTTGTTAATCAGTTAGATGTTAGTTGCCTAGGCTCATCCACACCGAGACTTCCCCCGCTGTCTTTGTCCAGCTAAACTCCACATACGGGGAGGCATCAGTCCAGGTAAGAATTGCATTGGAAGTCGTGGAAACCGCACCTCCAATGGCGGTTGTGTACAGACCTGTACAGGCTTGGAAAGGTCCACCGGCATTAATGGCACAAAGTGCCCCCAGTGTACCGCTCAATGTAGTATTGGAATGACCGGAAACGGCGATACCTTGAACTTGAGCCGTCTTGACCCGGTAAAAACCAGTGGATATAACCGGGGAAGTAACCGCTGTGCCGTTTGCTGCGCTGTAATTGGAAAAAATAGTCGTTCCAACAACAGCAGCCGGATTGCCATTATAGCCATAGTTGCTATCGGCCTGTGAAAAACTAGCAAGCGCAATCAAACCGAGAATTACGAATGCTGTGATTATGGATTTCATTGTTACCTCCATGAAAAAGTGATAGACGAGAGCCGGGAGCTTTCACCCCGGGCTAGCCGTCGAGTTGATGTTAAATGAGACCGGTTACGCCGAGTGCGCCACCGCCGATGGTGTAGTGATCGAACGCGATAACGGAGAAGTCCTGATTACTTACATCCGTGGTCGAGTAGTACACCGGTTTTTTCAGACCAAACATTTTGCTGAGGAAAACGGCGGGATGTTGATTGTACTGGAAACGTTTTTCAACCCATTCCCAATCTTCCAAGTCGGCAATGCCAAGTGACTGAGCGCCGAGAAGAAGAGATCTGGCACCATCAACAAGGCCACCGGAACCCCACTTAGAACCATTGGCCGCGCCGGTTGTAGTGTAAACAAAGTCGGTTTCGTAGATAACTAGACCGTCTACACGGACATTGGCACCGGTAAACCACGGGTTTTCGTCTCCACGCACACCGGCCTGGATGATAGCTCTCTGGAACTCAGGGTCAAGTTTCAGCATTGCAAGGGCAAAAGGTGTGGTCATAAGGATATACCACTCTTTGCCACCCTGCATAAGCGGTTTCACCCTATGGGTACGAGCATAGGCTTTCAGGTTGACAAGGGCTTGGTAACTGAAGGTTGCCGGATTTTGTGTGATTGAGGCGGTATTACCCGGAACGAGTTGAAGCCCGACCGGGTCCCACATAAGATGCCGCATCGAGGAAGGGGCGGTTACATCCTGAGCGAAAGTGAGCGTTTGGAAAGTCGTATCGACAATATAGTTGCCGGACTTGTCGTATTCGCCACGCAGGGTGCCGTTCAGGTTGTAGGCATAGGAAATGCCGGAAAGAGTAAGCATTACGAGTTGGTCAAGACGGTCGGCGCCCCAATCAGTACCCGCGATTTTTGCTTCTTCCCGGAAGTCGGCAACTTCGGTCTGTGCAACCAATTTGCCTTTGTGCTTGAAACTGTTGGCAATGCCGTCAATTCGGATTTTCTGATCACTTTTTTGCAGTTCGTATTCATTCCCTTCGAGATTGCCAGCCGAAGAGAGGACCATACCGTCATTGGTAACACGGTTAACTAACTGCATCAAGCATTCAGTACCGCCGCCGAGCATCTTCTTGATATCCGTGATATGCTCAATCGGGAAACCGGTTCCTTTGCCTCCGAAACGGGGGAGTATCCAACTCTTCCGTTCCCATTCATGGCGTGTTTCTTTCTGCCAAACTTTAATATTGTCGGGTGACAGAAACCCGAAATTTGTGTAACCCATAAAATTTACCTCCGTTAGTAGTGTCGTTTCAAATTACTTTTGATTTGCACCTGATTTACGCCATGTGCATTGGCGGAAACGTTCACATTACGGTGGTAACGGTTTCACCGGGAAGTTTTGCGCCATCCAAGGCGGATACTGCTAAGAATTGCAGGACTTGTGGTAAGCATATCCTGGTTGTTTATTGAGGAACCCTTCATGCGTTTCAAGAAGTGATTCAGCCAACTCAAGGCGCTGAGTCAATTCTTGAATCTCCGCATCATAAGCAGGCGGAGGAAGTGGCGGAGATGCTTCCGGCTCATCCTGTGCAGGCGCTTGGGTTTCTTCTTGCTCTGGATCGGTATTAACCGCAGGGTCTTTCTGAGTTTCATCGGACATTGGTTTTCTCCTTTACAGATATAATTGTGCGGTATTATGCCGCCCGTCTTTTCTCTTCATCGGTAAGTTCATTACCGTTCAATTTGTCCCGAAGTTCTTTCGGTAAATCAGCAATCTCTTTAGGCGTCATTTTATTGACATCTATCTTGAGACCGCCATCATCTGTTTTGCCCTTAATGAATGCCGGTTGGTTCTTTAAGGCCGCAGCCGCTTTGTCCCGTTGTTCTTTTTCACGGGCTTCCCTTACCGTTTTTTGCGCTTCCGTTTCACCATCAGGCGGAGTAGTTACCGCCCCTATACGCAAGGCATGGCCGGGAGCAAGTTTGTCAATCGCCTTCTGAAGTGCTTGACCCGCCGTATATTTCGGGGATCCATCGGCTTTTTTTGCGTCCATAAGGTCGTTGCGAAGTTCCAGAACATCGTTGATTGCTTCCTCATCAAAACCTTCAGCCGCTTTATTGAGGAAAGGATAGACTTCATAGGCGGCTTCAGCCACTTCGTCAAGTTCAGATTTCACAGCCGCCAGCGCCGCATTTTCCCCCTTGAGGCCGGAAACCGCATTACCCGCCCTAACATCGGCCTCCATCTGCATCAGTTGACGGTTGCCTTTGTTGTATTGCTTTACCGCTTCACGGTATTCATTGGAGTCAAACCCGTAATCAGCAAGGGCAGCCTGCTTGATAAGATCAAGCTCAACAACTTGATTTTCCATTTGTTCAAGAGGGTCTACTTTAACTTCAGGTTTCAATTCCCCTTTTTTGGCAAGTTCAAGTTGTTCTTTGAGTAACTTGTTTTCAGCCTCAGTAGCCGCCGCCCGTTCCTCAGCAGTCTTTTTGGCTTCATTAATTTCATTAAACCGGCCTTGGGGGATAAACCCTTTCTTTTCCAGATCCTTTGCTTCCTCGACTAACTTTTCAGCCGCCAGCCTGTCAGCCTCAGCTTTATCAGCCGCTTCCTTCTCTGCCGCTAGGCGTTCCGCCTCAGCGTTTACCGCCGCTTCCTTGTTTTCAGGAGCCAGTTTAGCCAACTCCGCGAGAAATTTAGGAGAAAACTCAGGGGGCAGAGTCATCAGGCCATCAGGGTTATCAATTTTCAACTGGTCTTCAGTGAGAACATCGCCTCTATCTTCGGGCGTAAAATTATCACCTTCATGAATTACGGACATTGTTGTTACCTCCTATAAAATCAAAGTTACTTCTTACTCTTTGCCATATCGACATGGTGGAGAACATGCCCTAGTTCTTCAAGGCGTTCTTTGGCAAGCATGCCGATTGCCTCCATCATTTTTGTATCGGCTTCAATCTGTTTGGCGCGTCCGATACATTCCATAGCCGATTTTACATCCCAACGATGAAAACCATTAATCTTCTGTTCTTCTTTCGGTATCATGGGTCTACCCCCTGCGATAGTTTTTATCATGCCGTTGCTCCCCCTTCAATTCCGGCATCTGTACCCGCTGTTGCAGAAGGAGGAAGCGCGGGGAAATTGGGATGTGTATTTGGCGGTATATCAGCAATATGGCCAGACCCGCTTATAGGAGTCGGGATTTGCGCATCTTTAAACCCTGTCGAGAGTAACAATTCATCGGCAATCGGCGCGGAACCTGGAACCGCAGATAGAATTTGCGCTGCATGGACGCTACCGAATATTGATTGTATGTATGATTCTATTGCCTTTGCGTCTGTCGCGTTCGCTTCACTCATCATTTTCTTAACTTTGGCTTGAATCAACTGCATGTTCATCTGAGCCGCGCCGCCATCGTCTTTAGGTTGACCCATCTTTTCAGCCAGTTCGTGTTTTTTATCAATGTTCGACCGGAGAACCATTTCATCATCAGGAATATCAACTCCAAGCTCTTTCAAAGCTTTCAGTTCATTAAACTGAGTTTCCAGCCATGTTCTAGCTGTCGGCCTAGTAGCAACAACCACGTCATACTCTCCAACCGTGATATCGTTCAATATAGTGCCATCGGCCTGCACCTGGTTAAGAGCAATAGATTCTTGTTTTTCTTTACCGTACTCATCAACATCAGTTATAGTGAAGAGTCTGGGAGCAGTTATAAAATCTTGACCTAATTCGATTATCTTCCGACCTACCAGCGACCGGGTAAATTCAAGATTGTCTAGCGGATCGGCCATAGCCAACTTACTTTGGAACATGCCACTTTGTAAAGAATCGCCAGCCTGGTGACTGCGTATCATCTCATCTGCGGCCTGTATGCCGGTTACATCATGGACACCCTGTTTTCCTATTTCGACAAGATACCTTAACCCTTCCGGGAATTGGTTAGGCGTGATCTTTTCAGGTTTGCCAATATCTTTATCATAACGAATGACAATCCCTGTTTTCGCGCCTTTATCCTGCAAGTCTTCTGGTGACATACCAACAAGAGTGCTCTTTTCTCCCTCTTGAGGCAGCAACCATCCTGAATTTGCACTTGTGTTCATTATATGAATGCCGTTTGAAAGTGACTTGTTTCTAAGTTCTTGTGGTGAAATGGCATTATCGACCATGCCTAACGTTGTTCCGTAATGAAATTCATAAAAGAAAGGAATAATAGTGTAAGAACGGTACGGCGACCATGTATCATGCAACATGCAAAAGCGGGTGCATACTCTCCAATGGACACGCTTGATATTAACTTTTTCTACTACATAGCCCATTTCCGAGGCTTTTTTCTCTGATTCTTCCTTTTCTACATGTTCAGGGACTATCTGGCAATCTCCTGTTTTTGGATTTACGTAACAATCCGCTATACTCCACTTGTAATATTGACGTTCAATTATTCTTAACCTGTTTTCGCCAGCTTCCCGGCGTTCGTACATGTTTCTTATGCCGGCAACACCAAACCCATAGCGCATATCAAGCAGAGTGTGGTGAGGAAAATCATCAGTCCAGGGATTGTCGTTATAGAAACCGTGGGTAAATTCGGCATGATCTCTAGCCTTTTTACCATACATCCCCTCTATTTGATCGAGTGAAAGCCAATAAAACGTTGTGACTTCGTTCCATTCTTGAGGATCGTATGATTCTGTAAAAAGGTCTGGCATTACGGTAAGGGGGTTGCGATTCTGAATCAGGATATCGCCTTGAAGATTCCTATCGAACTTCATTCGGATATCCAAGTAACCCCGCTGGAAGATAAGACCGTCTTTCCATAATGACTTTTCAAGCCGGTGATAACCATTATCTTTTTGAACGTATAACGCAAATTGAGAAAGAGCTTTTGCTGTTACTTCGGATGATTCACCCTTACGAGGCATAAACGTTATATCGGCACGGGTAAAAATTTGCTCTCCAACTGCGGTTTGTACTGCCGGATGGATATGATTTTCTTCATGGCATTGACGAAACAAAACATTCTCAAAATATAGACGGTCTGCATCCGACCATTGACGCCCACCACCAAGATAATAACGGAAATTACGATTAGCACGCTCCACATAATCCCTGTGCGAATTGTACATATAGAAGAGCCATCGTTCAAACTCGTCACAGCAAGCCCCTACTTCATCAATAGGTGCAACGTAATCTCCCCTATCGGGTTTTTTTACTTCTTCATCAGCCATAAATCGCCTTGAAAATGAAAAAAGCCGGAAGCAAGGGATAATTCCCTTACAACCGGCCTTTCGTGACAATCCTCCCCTTACTGCGAAGAGGCGGGACTAATCGAATCCGATTTAATTAAGTTTTTCGTTAATTAGCAAGTGAGCATTATTAACACCCCCTTGGCTTATGTCTACTGTGATTAAAACTTTACCTGTATATTCAGCAGCAATCTTACCGGATTGTTTTAAAATGTCCACTATTTCTTTTGCTACTGACTTTTTCATAAAGCTGAGTACCATTTTTGGCAAGCGTCACATTTAAAGAGGTTAAATTCCTTGATTTGTTCAGCATTCGGGCGCTGGTTAGGTACTGGATGACGAAAATGTTTACATTTGCCTTGAAGAAAAGGCTTCTTACACCATGCGTGGACTGTCTCGTATAACCCTGCCATGCGGAGAAAATACCTTTTTAATAAAAATTTGTCAAACTTTTTATTCTTCGGGCTTTCTTATTTTCCCGGTTACGTTCATTTTGCCGGGATAAGTGACGGTATCTGTAGTATAACCACAGGCTTGGCAGTAAAGACCTTCCTCACGGGCAACGAGCATGTGACCATCAGGGCAAAGGTAAGGAACCAAGTCAGGATCAACTTTTTGTGTGCAGAGCCATTGGTGCGCGTTTACTGCGTTGACATGGCGTTCTTTTAACGGTGCCTTCATAAATCATCCCTCCCTTTCCTAGCTAATTGAGCTTCATATACACATTTTCGCATCATTCTTTCAAACTCTGTGCCGGTGATATTTGGTAAATCAGGCTCTTGCTGAGAAAGAATACCTGTCAATGTTTTAGTTAAAATATCATCCATGATTCTTTGCGACCATTCAGCGAGTGCAATTTTACCAACTTCACCAAAATTAGTAAGTGCCATCGGTCATTCCAACGCAGCACCCATTGAAAAGGATATAATATGTATCCCACCCAATACGTTTATCAAATCCAACATGATCGAGAGTTATTAGGGCCGGTGTAATACTATCAGTACCCATGCCTTGCAACCACTCTTTTGTAAGATATTCAGCTATAGCTTCAGGAGTAGGTTCTATTTCGGCAACAGTAGCCATACTATCATCTAGAGTGCCTCTATGCGCCCGGATTTTCATAATGTTCCCCTCCATTAAATATACAGCAGATATAGTATTTATCACCTTTTTCCCACTTGCGGCCTTCTCTACCAAACATAGCCATGAAAGCCTTGTCTTGTCGAGTCATACGGGCCGCTTGAGCTTTTGATTTAACTATTCCAGGAGGAACGTTATTATATATCAGCACCTTAACGGCATTCCTAAATGATTCAATAGTTAATACATCTTTCATATTTCACCCCTAGTTATTATTTCAAAAAATATTTCATCAAATTTTTTAGCAAAATAGTCACTAAGAGCTTTGTCATTTGCATGTGCAAAGTTAATTCCCCAAGGCTCGACAATCCATTTCTTTGTGTAAAAGGATATACTTATCCCACGTTGTAGTGATGGAAAGTGTTGACTTCAAAGACAGGAATGCCGTGAATAGTGAAATTCTCACCTTCTTGCACCCCTGGTTGCTTGTAATTTTTTATTTCGGCATCATTAAGCAGCATGTGATATTCTTCATGGCCGAGATAAATTCCTTTGACACTTTCGCCGGTTGCTGAAGGTTTCATTAAATCCTCAACTATTTTGCGGATCATGGCTTATCTCCCCCTTTCGGCGGATAACAAACGCTGCATCCGTTCTTTCCGCATGGATTACTTTCGTTATAATCCTTGAAGAAATGTTCCGTGTCAAGTTGCTTTTTCTCCGTGTAAAGAGGCTCCTTGCCAAAGTCGGTTCCCTCTTTACCTAAACACATCGGTATTTCAGCGCCTACCGTATCTGGCACTTTAGTTGCGTTGTCCAATTGGAATTGCAGCACCCTGTCAAGCAAAAGAGTAACACTTTCGATATGTTCAGGATTTGCATTCAACCGTTTACATTCATCCCGGTAAGCTCTTAACGCCGTTGGTACAGCCAAGTCATGAGCGCAGAGTATTAAAGCATTATCTTCTGTGTAAACCTTTTTATTTACAGGGTTTACCGCCACAAAACGAAATTTCCTATCAATTTTTTCCATTTTCCGCTCCTTTCAAGCGCATTGTGGGCTAGGGCCGCCACTGTTACCGCGACCTCGTAATATCCGCATCAATTCATCGTCAGGTGGTGATTGTTGCCTCCGAGGGGTATTAACACTAGCATAAAGTATTGATTCTCCTAAGTCTGGAGATACCCCTAACCTTTTTTTGATATCGTCTTTAGGTTCTATTATAATTCCTTTACCATCAAATTTCTTAGATAATCCCCATTTAGCAGCGCATAGTTCAGCTCTAATCTGGTTGCCTGGAGGAAGACAAACTTCACTGCCATATGCCGGGTCAAGAGATTCTCTAAACTTCCAATATATCTCGGCACGTTTATTGGCAAATTTAAGAATCCCTGATCTGTCGCTTCCGTTTCCACTAGCCGCACCGTTGATAGGGATTACATATAAGCCATTGTTTTTTATATGATCATAGGCCGATTGACCTACGTTGAGAACGTCAATATGAATCGGTGCGCTATCTTTCAGGTGGTGGAATGCTAACTCAGCTACTTTGTTACCATCAGTGATTGAAACTCCGGGATATTCAAAAGGTATCCCATACCAATTATCATACCTAGGACATAGACAAGTCCTGTCTTTACCACCCATTGAAACGTCAATACCAAGTGAATCCATCTTTTTACCGCGATATCCATCTGCTTGCCAACGATCCTGCGCCGCTCTTACCCATTTTTCGGGAAGCACTTGCCAAGGATCTGCTTCTTTACCCGCCGAGAAGTCACCTTTCAACATCTGAGAGCGTAAAGGTTCTGGTAATGATTGTAGAGTCTTTTTGTAGCCTGATTGCATAAGGAAAACATTATCTTCTATGCAAGAACGAATAAATGTCCTGGAAGTAGGAACAATAAATTCCCCACCTTCAGGGCATGTACGCTTATGACAAATTTTATTGTATGGGCATTTTGCATGAGGACAATTGTAGTAGAAAGGTGTACCATGAGGACGCTCATAATCTTTACCATCTAACATGGCAAAGTATCTTAATTCTCCGTCTTTAGCAGGATTAGGATGATTTTCATTTAGCCATGGTCCCCAATAATCAATAACCCACATTCCGTCAGCGTCAGTCGGAGGGTTGCCACAACAGACTACACGGCATTTTTCACCCTGTTTTGTTGTACGGAGCCAACCGCAAAGATATCTGAATTGGGCTTCAGTGAAGTGTGTAATTTCATCGAACCCTTTGAGTGAGTGTTCATGACCTTGATGTTTAATTTCTGAACCAATTTCAGCGCAAGCTCCAAACTCAATAAATCTACCGTCAGTGAATCTCCAAGTAATAGGATAGTTTCTATTTAATCCTTCTTTATGACCAACCATATTGATACATTTGTCAACTATATCATCTAACTCAGTACCAACACGGCGCATTATTAATGATCTTGAATGTGCTGTTAGAGCAAGTCCGCATAATAAAAAAGTTTTACCACCTCCGGCTGCGCCACCATAAAATAAAATATCAGCTTCACTATAATAAGCCGCTGTTTGCGGCCCTGGCTGCGGTGTAAATAAAGGAAGAGACATTTTTGCAACTAAATTTTGCAATTCTCTTAATTCATCAGGGTCAGCCATTCCTATAGCTTGTTGCAATAAAAAAGGGTCTATAGTCTCAATAGGAGGCATGGTTGAGTATTCTCCATACAGTAGAGCTTGAAACACCTAGCTCTTTAGCCCAACATCTTAGTGTTTTTGCTCTGCCAATTTTACGTATTTGTTTAATTTCTTCTAAACTGAATTTTGCCATTGAGTGTTTTATGCCCCTATTGTCAATATTGCGTCCTTTTTGCGCTCTATCTTTATTATTGTCCGCAGTTGTGCCTAAAAAGTGATGAGCATCATTACAACAGGGAGGATTGTCACAATGGTGACATATTTTCATGTTTTCAGGGATAGGGCCATGAAGTAATTCCCATGACACGCGATGGGCTTTATCATGTTTCCCATGAAAATGTATTTCTCCATAACCGTCTTTATCCGTAGTTCCAGTCCACGGCCAGCAATCATTCGGGCCTCGCTTATCCACTTTAGCCCAAAATCTTATATGAATTTGTCTACGAAAATAATGTCCTGTTGGCATTTTATATCCCGTAAGTGTCCCGTACAAATTGAATAGCCTCATCCGCACCTTTTGCAACATATATTATCCAATTGTAAGATTTAAGCCGTTCTAACCATTCCTTTTGTTCAGGTGATACCGTGCCGCCTTTACGACGCTTTAATTCGATCACAACACCGGGAGCACCCATAATTGGCCTGATAATCCACACATCGGGAACACCTTTTTTCACTCCTTGCGCCTTCATTTTTTTGGCTTCAACTGAAACCCGCACTCCATTTTTATCTTCTTTAGAAGGTCGAATACCCCCGTTTGGTACGTGAAACCAATCTCCAGGCATCATTAAATCAAGGAATTGCGCTAAAGTTACTTGCTCTACCTCTTCCAGAGGACAAGGCAAATCACTTGGAAGGATTGAAGGAGCCAGGACGCGCTTAGACGCCCCGGCTTTTTTGACTATGTGTTCTTGATACCATTTTTCGTCAAAACCCTTCAAGATTTACTCCGCTGTCAGTAAAGGTTTCAGACTTTCAATAACTGCCTTGAAAAGTGATTGTTTTACCTTCTCTTCAGGCGTGGCACTCTCATCTATCGGCATGTAATGGCCGGTTATGGCATCCTCTACTTTAAGTATGAATTTGTCTTTTGCTCCGTTACTAAGCGCCCACCAGCCAGGGATTGTAAAATCTTCCAAAGCTTCCCTGTAAGTCTTAAAAGTTGTGTAAGCGATTTCTGCAATACTTTCGGAAGTCATCAGTAGAGCACCGAGTGGCGAACTAGTCCGCCAACAATTACATGGAAAGAAACACCCTGTTGGACAGTAGTTCCTTCCCCATAAGCGGCAACTGCAAGTTTTGCAATCTGATCTTGCAGAACAGCAGCTTGTGCCGGGGTAAGAACCGCTGGCGGAGTTGTGCCAGTAGATGTTACCGGGGTAGGGTTATTTACCACCGTGGATATCTCTGCCGGCTGAGTAACAGGAGGACTTCCCCCTATCGCCGGTTCAGGTACTTGCTTTACTGCTGGGTCTTGACCTTGCATGGTTATCTCCTTTCAGTTTAAAAAATGGGGACCTCCGGACCATCCTTTGGTCCCCTACCACCATGAACAGGGGCATGTCAACCCCTGGTGAAGCTGTTAAGATGCCGGTGCCTGAGCAGGGGCAGGGGCAGGAGCAGGGGCCGGAATAGCGGCGCTAAGAGCCGTTGACGCCGTGGTAAGACTTTGTGCGGAGGCGGTTAGAGCAGCGGTTATCGGCGCAAGTTGCGCGTCGGTTATTGGATTTCCGGCTGCAATCTGGGCCTGGAGAGAAGCAATCGTTTGGGCCTGAGTAGTAATTTCGGAAGCTTCATTGTTAATAGCGTTTACTGCGTTTGTCATAGCGGTTTCTGCGTTTGTAATTGCGTTTTCTGCCGCTGTTGCTGCCGCTGTCAATGCGTCCAATCCAGAATCGTCTGACATTTTGACCCTCCAGTTTAGTTGCGCCAAGGCTTTTTTAAGCCGTGACAAGGTTAATTTTACTTCTGTGAATGATGCAAATACTGGCTGAAATTCAGCCGGGGCTTTTTGCTCCATTGGAGCCTCCTAGCCGATTCTTGAAGCCTCATCCTGTGCCGCAGTTTCACCAGCCGCCGCTTCCTGAAGCCCATCGGCGTTTGAAGACTTTCCCTCTTCGGCATGGTCTGAAAGATCCTGTTGAGCAGCAACTTCCGGCTGAAAGGTTGTGTCGTCAACACGGGTTGTAGGCTGTGCAGCCGTTTCATCGGCATCTTCGGCTTTCTTTTCTTTCACCAGGTCAACAACCGCCTCCACACCTTTAACTGCTTCCCCGGCTACTTCAATTCCTTCCATTACTTCGCTTGCGGTAATTCCTCCCATAATAAACTCCTTTCTGGTTATACTGCGTTATTGACATCCTCCCCGCCCTGAACGACGGGGTTTTACGGCCCATCCTAATAAATATTTGCGTCAAGTCGCTGATTTACCTTATAAAGCATTCTCCCAAGATAGCCTTGAAGAAGGAAAAGGTTATCAGAGCCGGTGTACTGGTAATAATGCGCCTTATCCCGGCGATAAGTTATTACAACCGCCTCTAATATCTCACCTTTTTTAGCATCTTCAAGGAGTGATTCCAACATTTCAACCACATCCTCTTTATAACCTGTATCGGCAATTTCAAGTTTTTTTATATCGGCCATGATCTACTCCAATACCACAAAATCATTTCTTTTAAAATGGAATTTCGTCTTCTTCGGGTTCGATAGGTTGATGTCCTGCTTCATCATCGTCACTATCATAGCTAATCATCATCGGCAACTCGTAGCTTTGGACAGGTGCAATTTCCAACCGCTTGACTAGACCACGGGCAATTTCTTCCGAGACAAAACTGATTGCGTAAATTGCACCCTGTCCGTACAGTTTTGTGAATCCAGGAGTAGTTCCATTCTCAGGCACATCAACACGGACAAATGAACAACCGCCTAGAGTGTGTTCTGATATTTTACCAGCAATCCGAGAATGACCAAACAATTCAACAAGCGCCCACTGATCTTTAACTTTCAATTCTTCTGTTTCCATACCATCCTCCTTACTAACTACCTTCATTAGTTATTCCTTCTTCTAGGCAAGGTTTTGACTTTTATAATATCAGAGAATCAGAGAATCAGAGAATCAGAGAATCAGAGAATCAGAGAATCAGAGAATCAGAGAATCAGCATTACATTACATGACAAGCCGTGTAATGTAATTACATTTAATTACACCTTAATTTATAAAGGTTTTTTTGGTAATTCGGACTTAGCTTCATGAGGATGAGGATTTTGATGCCTCAAAAAATTCTCAATATATCCCACCCCGTCATGGCATGTAATTAAATGTAATGACATTAAATTACATAACATCTTGTCTATATCAATACCATTATCATAAGGGAAAATAACCCCTCTAATTTTTCTTGGTTCCCATTTAAACCGACCTTCTCGGTCCGCATAACACCACAAACCTATAAAAAGTAATCTTGATTCAAAAGGAAGTTCTGCTAATTCTGCATTTTGGAAAAACCCAGGTTTAATATTTCGCGATCTCATTTTATCCCCTTATTTGATATGTAAGGGGAATTTATAATCTCGTAAGTGGGCTATTTTCTTCCAGAATTGATAAGCAGACATAGAATGAAGGCATTTTGCACAGAAGGAATAATCAAATCCAGCCATACCAAAAGCAATACCAATTGATTGGACTGATAAGTTTTTAGTTATGCATGTACCGCAAAATTCACATTGCATAATCCCTCCCTAGAATAAAGAAACCCCGACAAGTAGGGGCAAGCTACTTAACGGGGTTTCAAGGCTCCACCCGCTAGGGGTAGTAAGCCATTCTTGACAAAATACGCACTTGCCCTGCGTTGTCTTTATTTAATTTTTTAGGAGCGGGGAGGCCGTGTACTTTAGTCTCCCCTTGCGGTAAAGTTGACCGCCACTACAAGCCCGATCCACTTTGGTATTAAGGGAGAGCGGGGACGTGATTGTTGGTAAGGGGTGCCGGGGAAATCCGCCCCGGTTCGGTATCCCAAAAGGAGTCTCACTATGACGGAAACAGAATGAGCTTCTTTGCCGAAATTGTCAATAGAAATTTATAAATAATTTTACAGCCTCACCAGATCATTCCCAGGCATTATGATTTTCTTCTCTTCCGGTACTCCCCACCCAACCATGAATTGAGGAAGCACCTATAAGTGACGGAGGTTTGCCACATTCACGATGTTCCGATCTTCCGGGTAGACTTCCACGGCATACTGATCACCATAGCCTGCCTGTCGCTTGATTTCCATAAGCTCATCCCAGGAAAGATTATCCTCAAACTGGTTTTGCTGATTCAATGAAGTCCGGTTACAGGAAAGGCGGATTACATTTTGACCTTCCTGAAATATCTGTACAGCGTACTTCTTGCTGATCAAAACCTTTATCCGGCTAGGGTCATCATCATACGGCCAGTCCAACCGGGCAACCAGAGTAAGTTTGTCAGGTCTCTTTGCGTTTTCCTTTTCTAAAAACTTCCTTCTAAGTCTCATCTCTGTTGCTCGTTTGGTCATGATTTCCTCTCCCACATTTCTTTATTCAAGCCATCCCTATGACTAAAAGTCCATCATACTGACTTATTATTTATCGACAGACTTCCATAAGCACGACATTAAAGAAAAAGATCGTTCGTAAACTGTCATAGCGCTCTCCTTGTTATGAAATATGTATCCTCTTAAAGTCGGAAATATGTAAATCATGAAATAAGGAAAGATGTCAAAAAAATATTTTAAAGATTTTTTTAAAAAATCAGGAAGCGTTTTTTAAAGTCAAGGGAGTAAAAACCGAAAACTGTAGATTGAATTGTAAACAGGGAGGAGCCTATAGATATAAAGATAGGACGGGGGTGGGGGTCGGAGGCATACAGGAAAAACGATATCTGTATAGTCATATATAAACCTATCCATATACACAATTATCCGTTTATATATGAAAGTATCTGGCAGACAGGCAACGGAGACCAGGGACCTGGACCAAGTGACACGACCTGGAGACGTAGAACGTTTAAAGATAAACTATAGCGGATTGTAGGATGATACAGGCCGTTACAGGCAGGACGTTACATAACGTTGTAAGTTATTGATTCTATTATGTATATAGAAATACATGGTCAGATAATGTTTATTATGTCAAGTACGCAACTTTCTATATACAACGGTAAATCATATAGTTATAACCCGCCATGAAGGTGAGAACGTAGAGACCACTATATATAGTCACGGCTTGACCTCAATCGGTTTGTTTTCCAAATCCGCCGAGCTTCGATTAGAACAAGCACCGCAGGAATGGAAAGATGATTTTTCGGATAATGCTAAAAATGCCCCCAGTGGCAAAATATTATTCATTTATGTCCCGTCATCGCGGCCACATACTGAGGGTGTAGCTTCAGTGGCTCTAACTGGGGAATACAAACCACGGGAGACCTAACCGCTATTACAGTCAACTCTGTGCCATTTGGACCGGAAAAGAATTCTTGCCGTTTATTACCCGCCTCACAACGGTCAACCATGTCGCAGTATTCCCGGAGTGTTTTGACAACTTCGACAGACAATAAACTGTCATCAAGAGTTGAGTTTTTTAAACAAATAATCACGGTGGCAGTATCTTGATTTTGCATATACAAAAATGACTCCTTTGGTTGCCGGTCTAGAAGAAAGCGAGTTTTAACAGGACTATGAAAACCTTTTATATCTTATTATTCGCAATAACGCCACAAAAAAAGGATAAGTTATTGATAATTCAATCACCCAGGCGACGGTTTTTTTGATATACCTTTTAAAATACCCTCAAAATTATTCTTTATGCTCCAAGAGCTGCGCTTTCTCCATGATCCGTTTGCAGACCGCAGAGATTGCCAGGGCAGTTTCCAGACTAGCTATATCCCGTTGTGGCGTCTCAATGGATCCGTTTAGCTCCAGCTTGTCGCCATATTTCTTAGGATTCAACTTGCTGGTATACCACATTCTAGCTTCCATTTGGTTTTTAACCGTTTTTGGATCTTTACCACTATCCGATAATTCAACGACTTGGTGAGCCATAAAATCGGTTTGAGCGCTTTTCGCATGCACGTACTGCTCAGACCACGCGCCGCCCTCGCTGAGCCATTGCAACACCGTTGTAGGGGTTGGAAGATAGCTTTTTGCGTCGCATATCGCCTTTAACGACAAATCACTAAACGCAGTATCTCGGCAAATTATTAACATACATCTTTTTCTATTAAACTTAAATGTACCTTTCCGACCTTTAGGCATATATCCCCCTTTTAAAAACCTCTTTTATAACCTCTCACACCTATAGTCCTATTCAATAATTCATATACATAGATTAAGAATCAATTCTATTGACTAGCTTATACCATATTAGAAGCAACTATGCAATCGTTGCGGAGAGTGACGTTTTTTGTTCCCCAAAATTGTCACTATTAGAAATGATTATGTCAAGTTGAGTATACCCTGATTCTTAAATACCTGATAATACGAGTATAAATAATTATCATTCTTAAACCGTTTTTGGTATCCGGCTTGCAGTATATATCTGTAAATAACGGCGGAGTAGGGGAGAACACACCGATAGCAAACGATCCGCGATACAGCGCCCGACTGTGATAACCCTTTGAACGCTTTGAGACGCAATACTTGATAGCGTCAACTAGGCTGTTCAAACCAACCACAAAGGAGATAGAGACATGCAAACTTATGATCCTGAAAACGATTATTGTATCGAGTATGAAGCCCCAGAAATACGGAGCGCACAACGTCATTTTGAAGGAGTGTTAACCATGACCACCAAGCACAGCCACGGCCCGAACTTCGGCAACCTCGTTGACACTTGCCCCCGTTGCCAAGAATTGAAGAACGGAGCGCCAGCCGTTAAATGGTCCGGCACACTTCGCAAAGAACAGGAAGCAAGATTGATCCAGGACATTAAAAACCATGACTGTAAAAAATCCGGTTGTATGTTAGTTTGTACCGCTTTCGATTGGTAACATAAACCAACCCACCAAAGGAGGAATTTAAACCATGTTCGAAATCACTATCATAATCCACAGCCGCCACGGGAAACACCTTGTTAACCGAACCGTTGACACAATGACACTTCGGAAGCTCAGAAACTTGCACGGAGCGCACAACGTCATTTTGAAGGAGTGTTAACCATGACCACCAAGCACAGCCACGGCCAGGCAATCAACCCGGACAGCAGCAAGGCCAATGACAAGGAGACGCGCAGGGAGACGGACAGCCGGACCCGGCAGGGGGAGAAATAAGAGACCTTCCAGGCAAAGACGGGCAGCAATCAACACCAGCCGAAAAAGAACAATCAAAACAGGATTGGAAGATAGCCACGCAACAAGCAGCACAAGCCGCTAAAAGTTGCGGCAATCTACCAGGAGACGTTTTAAGACTGGTAGAGGATATCCTAGAGCCAAAAGTTGACTGGACGGAAGCACTCGTTGACCGGATAGCAAGAAATGATTACAGCTTCAGAAGACCCAATACCCGATTCATGGGAGCAGGCGTTTTTCTTCCAACGCTCTATAATCAGGAGCTTCCGCGCATGATTGCAGGCATGGATTTTTCTGGAAGTATAAGCCAGGATGAAGCTAATCAGGAATTGACAGAGCTTGACGATTTGTTAAATCAATACCCGACAACGCTAAAAGTAATTTATTGTGATACCGACGTAAGAGATACGCAGACATTCACCCAGGAAGACCGACCAATCAAGTTAGATGCAAAAGGGGGAGGCGGAACAAAATTTTATCCGGTTTTTGACTTTGCCAATAAAGAAGAAGACCCCCCCGCTTGTGTCGTATATCTCACAGATATGGAATGTCAAGAAAAAGACTTTGGAGAGGAACCCGCAGACTATCCCGTGTTGTGGGTAAACACCGGAGACCGATGCAACCCGCCACCTTTCGGGGAAATCATCAGGTTTAAAACAGATCGACACTAACCGACCAGGAGCGAGCCGGGCGCTATATCCCGGCAAAGGAGTACAAGACATGACCTTATTAAAGGCGGATGCCTATAGTGAGAATTATTTCAGGGGATACTTTGCCAGTGTTCCTAAAAATGAGATGTATATCACTTTCAAAAGGTTGGTAGGCTCAATCTGTTACGCTCCAGATGCAACGGACGGTTTCATTGCGCAGTCACTGAAAAACCTTGTCAAAGCGCTTTCGGAAGGAGAAAAAGCATGATGAATCATGTCTATACTGTTATCTTTTCACCTTTTTGGGATACTATCGGCGGTTATGCCGTGCTAATCGGCGCAGCCTTTTGCACGGTCTACAGCGTAATTTGGTGGCTATGGACACCGCCACGGAAGGAAGTGAAACATGACTGAAGAGGATTTTAGAAAGTATGTTTATTTCCTTGCTAAACTTCATGCAGCCGGGAAATTTACCGCACTTGAGACAGGCCGCAAACTTCACGACGTTGCTTGTCGATATTTGCAGGATCATGAAACCTTGCCGAGAGGATATGAAGGCTTTGATTATTAGGCTTTGATTATTATAATCCTTCCCGGCGAAGGCTTTGACTTCCCGAAACCATTATACAAAAATGCCATTTTGCCTGTCAAGATGGCATAATAAACTATTTTATACTCATAACGTGCTACGAATTTGAAAGAAAGGTGATGATATGACATACAAATGTCCTATATGTGGTGAGCGATACGGCTACAAAGAAACAGAAACAGAAGTAACTTGCCTTGCCTGTGGAACCGTTTTTCCGAAGGTGCAAAATGAAAATCCAACCTAATCAAATGTGCCTTTTATATTTTTGCCCAAATAACTTTTGCTATGGCCTTTTCGTAACGGATCGGCAACCAAAAACAGAAGCGTTAACCCGTAGCATTTTAAAAAGATACCCTGAAATTGCAAGAAAGATTTGGAGTTGGAAAAAGAAGGAAGGTCTAAGTTGTGGATCGGAAAAAATTAAGTTTGCTTCCCCAAATTTTGACATTGAATTACATTCACATTACCCAGGAAAAGAGCCACATTTACCCGTAGAGCTTGCAAAGCAGCACGGTTACAACAGCGTCTTAAATCCCTTCAAAGGGGGAGTAGAAATAAGGTTTGACGGAGCCGTGCCTTCAGAATTAACCGAAGTTTTGAAGGCTTACGGCTTTCGTTATTCAGGAACACTTAAATTATGGTGGGCAAAACAGACACCGGAAACAATCAGGTTTGCAAAAAAAATGAAAGGATGAAAAATTTTTCTTTACAAATTGATTACATGTTGATATTTTTGCTCTCGGAGGATTTGAACATGGTTTTAACAAAACTTGCCAAAATAAGAGAATCAAGGGGATTATCACCGGAGCAACTTGCCGTTCTTGCAGGTATGTCATATAACACCGTAAGACGCGCCGAGAAGGGTAAGGGGATTATCCTTAACAACGCCAAAGCGATTGCAAAAGCTCTTAAATTAAAAATCGATGAATTACAATAAAGGAGATCATTATATGGCAGATTTACGAAGTCTAGCTATTAACGCGACGGCAAAGCATTTGCCAAAGAAAACCTCACGAATCACACCAGCACCGGAGCCGATTGAAACAAAAACAGACTGGAATCATTACGGGCCAATTCTCCGCGACACACTGTCAACAGTTTTGCGCCATATCAGCCGCACAGGTATTCAGCACATTGATATTGTCAATGCACGGCAACTTGTCAAGGAAATTGAGTTAAATAAATGAGGAGGGATTTAAACTAATGTGTGAATTTATTTCTTACATTGAGAAAAACGGAGAGATTTTATATCTCACTGACAAAGAAGTATTTTCAAAGTTTGGCAAAGAACATCTAAAAGGTTGCCAGCACAATGATATACTTGGGCATGGTGCTATTCGTAAGTTTTACAATATACAAGGTGGTAAAGACAGAGAAATAAGAGATTTTTGGAATACTGAGAAACTTCCTAAAGAAATCGACGCTAAAATCAAAGAATTTGACAAATATTGGGGCAAAATATTTAAAAGTGGTTATTTCCAACCTGATGATTTGCAATATATCCACACAAATGCCCCGCAACCTTGGAAGGATAAAGCTTTTAACCAAATGCTAACCCAAGGCTACGTGTACGTGGACAACTGCCCTGAGTTTAAGGGCTTCCCTGATGGGTTCACAGCCCAAGGCGACGTGTACGTGTACAACTGCCCTGAGTTTAAGGGCTTCCCTGATGGGTTCACAGCCCAGGGCTACGTGTACGTGGACAACTGCCCTGAGTTTAAGGGCTTCCCTGATGGGTTCACAGCCCAAGGCTACGTGTACGTGGACAACTGCCCTGAGTTTAAGGGCTTCCCTGATGGGTTCACAGCCCAAGGCGACGTGTACGTGTACAACTCACCTGAG